CCTGTAAACGGAGGAGACTTCGCTACGGGACAGATCGTTACTCAGGTATTCCCTACATACACAATGAAGGGCGAGGTAACGGACTGGTCAGATTCAGATCGTGTACTGCAACTCGCACACGTAGGTGCGACAGACGGGAAGTTCCACGAGTTCAATACAACACGCATGGTTACTAGTGGTTCGGTGCAACACGTTCCTTCATTGGTGACTGAGTTACAGGAGATTCAGAATACCGCACAGAATAAGATATTCGATGACTTTGAGGGCGACTTCTTAGACTTCTCAGAAAGTAACCCGTTTGGAGATATGAGTTAATGTTTGGTACTTGGTTTTACAACAAGAGAGTGAGGACTGCGGTATCCGTATTCGGATCGTTGTTCAATAACCTTTATGTCCTAAGACAGAACGCAAGTGGACAGACTATATCTACCGCTAAGGTTCCTCTGTCCTATGCACCCCGAAGAGACTTTATCGAAAGACTTGAAGCCATGCAGAGAGGTGAAGAGGCAGAACGTAGAGTTGCAGTCAAACTACCTAGAATGTCTTTCGAGATCACCAACATGCGGTATGACTCACTCAGACAGTTACCCAAGGTAAACTCTTTCTACGAAAACGTAGCGGGAGATGATTACAAACGTAAACGGGTGTACACATCTGTACCCTACGACATCGACTTCCAACTCAGTGTGTTTGCAAAGACACAAGATGATGCACTACAGATTGTAGAACAAATCATTCCATACTTCAACCCACAGTATTCAATTACTGTAAAACCCTTTGCGGATGAGATGAATATTAAAGAGGACGTGCCAATCGTCCTCACAGGAATAACCTTTCAAGATACCTACGATGGACCTTTAGAGACAAGAAGGACAATCGTTTATGATCTAACCTTCACCATGAAACTGTCTTTCTATGGACCGGAGAAAACTCAGAGTATTATTAGAGAGGTTAATAACAATCTGTATCTCATGGGTGCAGACAGTGACACCTTTATTCATAACATAAATATTACACCGGATCCAATTGATGTGAGTCCGGATAGTGACTATGGTTTTAATGTACAGTATTTGGATAGCGCCGGATGAGTGAAGACAACAAGAATATAAAGACAGACTACGAGTATTCTAGGGAGACGTATTACGACATCCTTGAGAAGGGACGTGAGTCTATGGATCTGATGATTGAGGTCGCTCGACAGAGTGAACACCCTCGTGCGTTTGAAGTCCTGTCCACCATGATGAAGAACATGGCAGACATCAACGACAAGTTGATGGAACTGAACAAGAAGAAAAAGGACGTAGAGAAAGAGGAACCCAAACAAGTCGGTACTACAAACAACAACCTCTTTATCGGGTCTACGACTGAACTCCAAAGATTTCTACAGAATGAACAAAAGGTGATTGATGCAGAGCCCATACGAGAAGAATAATTACCTTGGTAATCCTAACGTTAAAAAGGATGGGGTTAACGAGGAATGGGATTCTCACAAGGTTTCGGAATATCAGAAATGTATGCAAAATCCCGCATACTTTGCGAAGACCTATGTCAAGATTATATCACTTGATAAGGGACTTGTCAACTTCGACTTGTATCCATACCAAGAGAAAATGTTCCGACACTTCAACGAGAACAGATTTTCTATTGTACTCGCTTGTAGACAGTCCGGCAAATCTATTTCGTCTGTGGTCTACCTTCTATGGTATGCAATCTTTCATCCCGAAAAGACTATTGCAATTCTTGCAAACAAGGGTTCAACTGCAAGGGAGATGTTAGCGCGTGTTACACTCGCCCTTGAAAATTTACCTTTCTTTCTCCAACCGGGCTGCAAAGCACTCAACAAAGGTAGCATCGAATTTTCCAACAATAGTCGTATTATCGCTGCTGCTACCAGTGGCAGTTCTATCCGTGGTATGTCTGTTAACCTTCTATTTCTTGATGAGTTTGCTTTCGTTGAACGGGCTTCTGAATTCTATACTTCTACCTACCCTGTCATCTCTTCTGGAAAGGACACAAAGGTTGTCATCACATCTACTGCAAACGGTATCGGAAACACTTTCCACAAGATATGGGAAGGGGCGGTACAAAAAGTTAATGAGTATCAGGCATTCACAGTAAACTGGTGGGATGTGCCAGGCCGTGATGAGGAGTGGAAGAAACAGACTATATCAAATACATCTCAACTCCAGTTTGATCAGGAGTTCGGGAACACATTTTTCGGGACGGGTGATACTTTAATCAATGCAGAGACTCTGCTTGACTTTCGATCAAAACCGCCAATTGAAGTTCTCGAAGGTGGGAACTTCTTGGTATATCAGACCCCTCAAAAGGGTCACGAATACATCACCTTAGTAGATGTATCAAAAGGTAGAGGGCAGGATTATTCTACGTTTAACGTAATCGACATATCGGTCCAACCTTTTAAACAGGTTGCGGTTTATCGCTGTAACACTATATCTCCAATTCTCTTACCCAACTTTATCTATAAGTATTCGAATCTCTACAACAACGCATACGTAGTAATTGAATCAAATGATGCGGGTTCGGTGGTATGTAATGGATTATATCATGACTTGGAGTATGAGAATGTTCACGTTACCAGTTCAGTAAAAGCGTCTGGTATTGGTATTGAAATGAACCGTAAGGTCAAACGTCTGGGCTGTTCTGCAATCAAGGACATCCTTGAAAACCGCAAGTTGGAAATTGTTGATGAGAATACCATACTAGAGATATCGACGTTCGTATCGAAGGGTCAGTCTTATGAGGCGTCTGAAGGAAACCACGATGATCTCATGATGAACTTAGTACTGTTTGGGTATTTTGTCTCAACGCAATTCTTTGCAGATATGACCGACATCAACATCAAACAAATGTTATTTGAAAGAAGAATGAAGGAGATCGAAGACGATGTACCCCCATTCGGTTTTGTTGATACTGGATTAGAAAATATAGTTGAGGAACCGATTATAGAAAATGAGTGGCAAGTCTGGAAACAGGATAACTGGTGAAATTCTCCCTTTTTATAAATAAAAGTGTTGAATAGACCCGTATCATGTTAAACTCATAATTTGTAAACGAAAAAAGGAAAACAGTCATGGCATTAACCACACCGTCTGCTTCTCCTGCAATCACAGTCAAAGAGATCGACCTCTCAGGATTCGCTCCTAATGTCACAACTTCGACTGGTGCGTTTGTAGGTAAGTTTCGTTGGGGCCCGGCAGAGGAACGCACACTAGTAGCAGATGAAGCTGGTCTAGTGCAAGTTTTCGCCGCACCTAATGAAGATCATGCGACAGACTTTTTGTCTGCCGTGTACTTTTTAAAGTACTCAAACTCGTTGTTTGTTGTACGTGGTCACAATGGTTCTAAAAACGCACATTCCGGTTATGCCGCGGATGTGAACACCAGTGACTCCGGAGACAACATCGTAGTAAAAAACACTAATCACTTCGATACCACAGTCAAGAGTTCTCTCAATGCATCCACCAATAACTCTGGTGCATTCATTTCGAGATTCCCTGGCGCTTTGGGTAACGGACTTTCAGTAACATTCTGTCCTGCCGACAGTGCAGATCGTTACTTTAATCAATGGGACTATCGTGGTTCCTTTGACCGTGCACCCACTTCAAGTTCTTGGGCGACAGATCGTTCAGGTACTTTGGATGAAATCCACGTTGCGGTTATTGACCGCAAGGGTGAATTCACAGGTACGCCTGGCTCGGTACTCGAAACCTTCCCACACCTTTCAGTTGCAAAAGGTGCGGTATCTACAGAAGGTGAACCACAGTACGTGGTAGACGCCATCAACCAGTCTTCTGGATATATCAGAATGTCTGGTTACTTTGATGGTGACTCTGCATTCTCTTCCACTCTTGCTGGTGGACAGGGTATTGGTCAGTACTGGGGAACCACTCCTGAAGTAGATTCCGCTACTAACTTTAGTACAGGAACTTCTGGATGGTTGAATTGGGACTCAGACAATAACGCACTCATCAAACTTTCGAATGGTGCAGATGACACTGACTTCACCGCTGGTGATATTGGTACTGCATTCGACTTGTTTGAAGATACAGAGAACGTCACAGTAGACTTCCTGATCTCACCTGTAGGTAACGGATCAGTGAATGACAGTGACGCTGTTACTATTGTCAATGATCTTAACGGTATCGCACAACAGACTCGTAAAGACTGTGTTGTCGTGACTTCACCTAAGCGTAATGATACTGTTGGTGTCGCCGCTGGCACTGCGGTTTCCAATGCGGTTACGTTTGCAAATAGTTTGACAAACTCATCGTACCTAGTAGTCGATAACAACTACCTCAAGGTTTTCGACAAGTACAATGACAAGTATGTCTTCATTCCTGCTGCATCATCTACTGCTGGTCTTATGGCTGCAACAGATGCGGTGGCCGCTCCTTGGTTCTCCCCTGCTGGTCAACGTAGAGGTAATTATGTCGGTGTAACCGATCTTGCAATTACTCCTAACAAGACTCAGAGAGATACATTGTATAAGGCGGGTATTAACCCCATCGCCAACATTCCTGGCGCTGCAATCGTACTCTTCGGGGATAAAACCCATGAGAACAGACCTTCTGCATTCGACAGAATCAACGTTCGTAGATTGTTCCTTGCACTGGAGCGTTCAATCGCTGCCGCTGCGAAGAACATCCTGTTTGAATTCAACGACGAGTTTACTCGTGCAGAATTCGTGAACGTTGTCGAACCTCTGTTGCGTGAGATCAGGGGTCGAAGAGGTATCACAGACTTCCGTGTTGTATGTGACGAAACAAACAACACGCCCGCTGTGGTCGATAGAAACGAATTTGTCGCTTCCATCTTTATCAAACCCGCACGTTCAATCAACTACGTAACACTGAACTTTGTTGCAGTTAGAACGGGTGTCCAGTTTGATGAAGTTGTGGGTGCGGTCTAAGATAACAGGAGCTTAAGAAATGGCAATTTTAGGAGTAGATGACTTCAAGTCGAAGTTAAGAGGTGGTGGCGCTCGCGCCAACATGTTCAAGGCGACTGTTAACTTCCCCGCATATGCAGGGGGAGATGTGGAACTCACATCTTTCCTATGTAAGGCGGCACAGTTGCCCGCATCCGAAATGGGGGTTGTTACAATCCCGTTTCGTGGTAGACAGTTGAAGATCGCCGGTGACCGTACCTTCGGTACGTGGACCGTGACTATCATCAACGATACGGACTTCTTGGTACGTAACTCACTCGAACAGTGGATGAATGGTATTAATTCTCACCAAGCAAACACTGGTCTTACCAACCCCGTTGACTATCAGGCTGACCTGATCGTTGAACAGTTGGACAAGGATGGGTCAACTATCAAGACTTATAATTTCCGTGGGTGTTTCCCAACTAACGTTGCGGCCATCGACGTGAATTATGAAACAGTAGATGCGATTGAGGACTTCACTTGTGAATTCCAAGTCCAGTACTGGGAGTCTAACACTACCAATTAATGGTGGTATAAGTATAGGGTACGGAGGGGTAACTCTCCGTACCTTCTTACTATAGTAGAGTTTGGAATATATGGCAGAGAACAACGGTATCAAACTTTTTGGATTCGAGTTAAAGAGGATCCAGAAGAAAGATAAAGAACAGGAAAAACTCCCCTCTATTGTCCCAAAACAGGATGATGATGGCGCGGGGTATGTAACTGCCAGTGGAGCCCACTTCGGTCAATATATTGACATGAATGGGAACGAAGCGAAAGACAATGCAGAACTCATCAAAAAATATCGTGGTATCGCAGAACATCCTGAAGTAGATGCCGCCATCGAAGATATTGTTAATGAGTCTATCAGTGCATCTGATGCAGAGTCATCCGTTGAAATCGTTCTTGATAAGGTAGAGGCACCCGACAGAATTAAGAAACTGATTGTTGAAGAATTTGACAATGTATGTTCTATGATGAACTTCAATGATCACGCCCACGATATCTTTAGATCGTGGTACGTTGATGGTCGTATCGTACACCATCTAGTAGTAAACGAATCAAACCTCAAGGCGGGTATTCAAGAGATCCGGTCAATCGACTCCTCTAAGATCCGCAAAGTAAAAGAGGTCAAATACAAAAAGGATCAAAAGACAGACGCCAAAATCGTTGATAGTGTAAATGAGTTTTACATCTATCAAGAGAAGGCGGGTGCGAACCAAGGCATCAAATTGTCTCCGGATTCTGTTTCGTATGTGACTTCGGGTCTACTTGACCCCTCTCGCAAACGTGTAGTGTCTTATCTACACAAGGCAATTAAACCCGTCAACCAGTTAAGGATGATGGAAGACTCTCTGGTGATCTATCGTCTCGCACGTGCACCTGAGAGAAGAATTTTCTATATCGACGTTGGTAACCTACCTACGGGTAAGGCAGAACAACACATGAAAGACATCATGTCTCGTTATAGAAATAAGTTAGTCTACGATGCAAACACTGGACAGATCAAAGATGATCGTAAACACATGTCCATGTTGGAAGACTTCTGGTTACCTCGTAGAGAGGGTGGACGTGGTACAGAGATCAGTACCCTGCCTGGCGGGGAGAACCTTGGACAGATAGATGACATCATCTACTTCCAGAAGAAACTGTACCGTTCATTGAATGTACCTATCAATAGACTGGAACAAGAAGCCCAGTTCTCGTTAGGTCGTTCAACAGAAATCAATAGGGACGAAGTAAAGTTCCAGAAGTTTGTTGATAGACTTCGCAGACGTTTCTCTATGATGTTCTTGGGCATCATCAAGAAACAACTTGTCCTCAAGGGTATCATCACCGATGAGGATTGGGATGAGTGGAAGAACGATATCGTCATCGACTTTATTCGTGACAACCACTTCACCGAACTTAAGAACGCTGAGTTGTTAAGGGAACGTCTGGATACTATGGACAGAATTACACAGTATGTTGGTGAATACTTCTCGCGTGAATGGGTAATGAAAAATGTCATGATGATGTCAGATGATGACATCGAACAGATGAAAGATGAGGTCGAATCCGAAAACGATAAAGGTGACGGAGGAGAGGCGGACGATGGCGACGAATTCCAGTAATGAATTACTTGGAGTGGTTGGCACAGTTCTTTGATTTAAACCATGATGGTCAAGAAGACCGTCACGATGACTATGAGAAAATAGGAGAACCTGAAGATGAGTGATAACGAAACAGTTGAAGACGTAGTTGATCAAGAGATCCCTACATCTATGCAACAGGATTTTATTGACATGGTGCAGGCTGGTAACTTCAACAAAGCGAAGGAACAGTTTGACACCATGATGGCGGACAAGATGACTGCACGTCTTGACGCCGAGAAAGCGGCAGTCGCATCTAGTATCTTTAAC